TTTAGTTTCTTTTTGATGTCATTAAACATTTCTTCGGTTATTCTCATTTGCTCTCCTTAATTGTTTTTTGATGTGTGGTTTCTCGGTCTATCTTCACTCACATAGTTTTTTTATGCTAGACGCATCAAAATAGGGGAGGGCATGGCGTTCTTTATAAGCAACATTACTTGCTCACCACACCCTCGTTTACCTGCCAGTAATTGAATTGCGGAATCCAATATCAAACATGACGTTGCTTTTACCTGACAGGCTATTGTATACATTGTGGTTGCACTATTTCTTGTTCACTATGTTGTGCTTCATAGTTGACTATTAGTTAGTCACAAAATTATCCCACTCGGCGTTTTCTCTACGCTTTTCGTGGATGGGATTTTTTACAAAGACTATCTCATCGTGGCTATGTATCATCGGCACCATGACCTCGTAACGTTTACCGCTTGCTCCTATTACATATCCTTTATGATAGACTACATTGTCTTTTAGTTTTATCTTATCTTTATTCATTTTCGTAGTCTCCGTTATTCATTATGATACCAACTGCGGACTCAAATCCATGTAAGTACAATTCGGTTAAATCTTTTCTCCCATTTATCCAAAGATGTGGCTTCTCTACCATCTCTTTTATTTCATCATGGGACTTAAATAATTGGGCTAATTGGGCTGAATCTATCATTATTGAACCTCCGTAGTGTTTAATGTATAGTGTGACTTATAATAGCGTAATTCTTCTTGTGTCTTAGCGTGTATAGCCATTGTCGCTAGTGTCAAATAGATGAACACTGCAAGGAATGTGGTGGTAAACATCAACCAAAACTCAAGATGTAATACTCTTTGGGTTTGTCTTTTCATTTCGTTTCCTTTCGGGATTTTAGTATGGGGTAAAAAAAGCTGGGGCGTAAGCCCCAGCTATCAGGCAATCTACTGCTGACGTAGAAAGAGTTGACCTGTCTTGTAATCAATGTCAGCGGTGTCGCCAACCTTGGCTACAACTTCAGCCATTGTCAAGTCGTTCCACTCGATGGGTAAAATAACAGACTTGATAGCGTCCTCTGGGATGTTACCAGCGTTACCAATGGGTATCAAAGACTGGAATGAATCGCCGTTGAAGTCGGTTAACTCCTCAGACTCCCAAGAATTAACGGTGAAGTAATACCTAGAGGTGTTAGGTGATTGCTTAAGATGAACTGGAACTATGGTAGTTGATTTAGACATGTGTATGCCCTCCTATGTTAAGTTAAATGAGATTCAATGAAAAACAACGTAATCCCGAATCTCAAAGACTACGCAAGGGGGGACACCACACAATATTGAGTGAATACTAAAATCCTACAATTTTTGAAGTTTGATCTTTTGAATAGTTTTATCCCTAATTCGGAACATAGGGGTAGTGGGGTAAATTATTGGGTCTGCTTATTGTGTATTGTGTGTGCCAGACCCTATTCCCAAGTTAAGGTAAAAAACAACGTTTGTCAAGACATTTCAAATTTGCTTAAATTATTGTATGAAAAAATACAAGCTAACAATCAATTATGACGATGTGCTAGAAGACGTTGAGTCTATAGAAGAAGTCATAGATGAAAATGTGCCTGAGATAGTATTGCCCGAAGATACTACGCTCATCCACAAATGTATTACCCCGCATTACGATAACTACCCTAAACGCTATGACGAATTAATGTCAATTAGTGTACATAATGGGTTTGTTATCGGCGATGCGTAAATATGCCGTAAAGAAAATAACTCACAACGTTTATGATGATGTAACCGAGGTTCCTGATGACCTTGTTATACAGCCCGATTGGAAAGTTGCAGAAATTGGAGATTGGGTATTGTGTGATGATGGTTCTGTTATCGAAATTCTACGTACTGGTTGGGTGAAATTTCGTAATACTCGTTACCGATATGTTGGTACGTGTACAGGAACATTCATTTGTAAACCTAGTATAAAAATGGATTCTTCTAAGCGAAGAAACATTTATTCATTTGGTGGCGATAAGAATACGCTAGATTCAATTCGTGACCGAAAAAACCTCACTACTCAAGAACTTCTCTTTGCTAAGCATGTAGCACATGGAATGTCTCCTGAGGAAGCCTATCTCAAAGTATATAAGACAAACAATGTCGCTTATGCTAAGGAACGTTCTGCAATTTTAGTTAAACAGGAAAGAGTTGTTATGGCTGTAAAAGAAGAACTTGATGATGTATTTAAAGATTTAGGTATTGATTTAAAGTATTTGATCTCAAAAGCAAAGGACGAACTTGAAATAAGTGACCGAGCTTCTGATAGATTAAAAGCGTTACAAATGTTATGGGACGCTGCCGATGTAGTGCCAAAGGGAACAAAGGTTACTGCAATGACTGGTGCGGTGTTCCAAGGATTTAATCAAGATTCATTAAAATCAGCGGTGCGACCACAAATTGAAGAAAAGTAAAAAGAGGTATAAACGTGGATTTCATGGCGATTTATTCAGAAGCGGGTATGATAGGTGTCGTAGGGGCTTTGTTAGTGTATATGGTTTACTCTATGAACAAAAGAGGGTCGGAGCAGGCAGACGCTTTGCAAGACCTAAAGATAGAGAACAAGGGACAGAGCGAGACTCTTGAGAATATGGAAGGTATGATTATAAAACTTATAAATAGATGGAATCAATCAGACGATAAATTGGATAGAAAATTTGATGACCTTAATAAACATATAAATGATTTAGATAATCAAGTATCAGAAATCAAAGGCTCGTTAAGTCGAGTCAACGGAAAACATTGAGGCAGAAGGATTTGAAGAATAAAAAAGCAGAAGATAAAACATTACTAGGTTTAATTACAGGAGGGAAATATAAAACTTCAAAAGACTTGCCTCCTGTGGATGATAAGCTTATTAGTGTTATGGAACTTTTAGGTACACCTACTAAAGCAAATGATCCATCTTTAGTAAATCTTGCTATGGCTTTGCCCTTTGTCCCAGGTCCTGTTAAAAAAGGTATGCGTAGTGCTATTAAGAATATGAAAAAGTGGCGTGACGTTCCAATGAGTAGAAAAATAGATATTGACGAGTGGAAAAGCGGTGCATGGAGTCCTAAAAAAGAAATGCTTGAGGGTAAAAAGTGGATTGAAGATTGGTACAACACATATCGAGGTCCTGAAATTGAAAAAATTAAAAAGACAATGAAGTTTCAAAGAGATGGTAGTAAATCTTTAGATGGTAAAGATTATTTTGAGTTTCAAGGTGAAAAGGTAAAAAAAATACATAGACCACATAGTGAATTTAATAAGGGTCCTATTAGTCTTCGTGATGTTGATGTTGTTGTTAGACGTGATATGGATTATAATACAAATGCTCAGTATTGGTTTAAATCTCCAGTAGGATATAAAAACGGACCTGTAGGGGGGCTAAACGAAGTAGCTCTTAATCCTAAATATTTAAATTATGACATTTTAAGACAAGAAGCTATAGAAGCTAATTTAACTTTTAAGCAATTTATAAAATCACTAGGTGTGCATGAATTTGGACATGCTTTAAATTTTGGTAGAAATTATAAATTAGGCGATGCTGGTAAAATGATTAGAAATGCTCGCTCAATTAGTAGACTGCAAGAAGGAGCAAGAGTTTCTTCAGGTGCTATGTATAGAAATAATAGAGGTAAGCTTCAAGCAACAACAAGAGAATTTCATAAATACCTTAGTACAGAACAAGAAATATATAGAAGAATTGACCAGTTAAGATTTGAACTTGGTGAAGACCCAGTAAGACTTACAAAGCAATTTGTAAAACTTAGAGATATGGAAGGTCAAAGTTTACCTTATACTGATTTAAGAAGAGTTCTTGCTCATGACCAAATAGAACAATTATACAACAAACTCCCTGCGATTGCACCCTTTGGTATAGCTCATGGCTTATACAAAGGTAACGATGACAAAAATAGAAAATATTAGCGTACAAGAAGAAGCACTTGAATTAGCTAAAAAAGATTTAATTAGTTTTGGGAAGTTATTTCTTCCTGACGACTTTATGAGAAGTGAGACTCCTCCGTTTCACTATGAAGTAGCAGATGCCATTAATAATCCTGATGATAAACAGGTGGCTATTATTTTACCTCGTGGTCATGGAAAAACCGTACTTACAAAAGCCTCTATACTCCATGACTTTTGTTTTGCTCAAGAGCCACATTTTTATGGATGGGTATCTGCTACTCAAAAACTTGCAACAGGCAATATGGATTATGTGAAGTATCATTTAGAATACAATGAAAAGATTCATTATTACTTTGGTCAACAAAAAGGCAAGAAGTGGACTGAAGAAGATATTGAGTTAGCGAATGGATGCAAACTTGTCTGTAAATCGAACATTTCAGGCATTCGTGGTGGTGCAAAGTTGCACAAACGATATGACCTAATAATATTGGATGATTTTGAAGATGAGAATAATACGCTTACTCCAGAGAGTAGATCAAAAAACGCAAACCTTATCACTGCGGTTGTTTATCCTGCTTTGGAGCCTCATACTGGCAGGCTCCGTATCAATGGTACACCTGTTCATTTTGATAGTTTTATCAATAATCTACTTGTAAACCATAGCAAGGCAAAACAAGAAAAGAAAGACTTTGCTTGGAATGTGATAACATATACTGCAATTGACCCTCAAGGTAACTCGCTTTGGGATAGTTGGTTTCCTAAGTCTAAACTAGAAGAAAAGAAAAAATTCTACGCAGATTCAGGTATGCCTCACAAGTTTCATCAAGAATATATGATGCAAGTACAAAGTGAAGAAGATTCAATCTTTAATCGAAAGCATGTCAAGTATCACGATGGCAAATTTAGTATTGATGCTGATACAGGAGTTCCAATGCTATATAATAATGGCAAAGAATTTCCTGTTAATGTTTTTGCTGGAGTTGACCCAGCAACAGATAGTATGCGTTCTACGTCTGACTATTCTGTTATTATGATTGTTGCAGTAGATGAGAATAATAATGTTTATGTTTTAGATTATATTAGACAACGAGGACTTCCTGTTCTTGGAATCCCAGGTGAAGAAAAGATTGGTATCGTTGACCATATGTTTGAAATGCAACGTAAATACAATCCTAATTTATTTGTTATTGAAGATACTACAATGTCTAGGCCTATCTTTCAATCGCTACGAAGCGAAATGAGAAGAAGAAATGACTTTAGTGTAAAATTTAAAGAAGAAAAGCCAGGGACTCGCATGAGTAAGCTAGATAGAATACAAAGTGTTCTCTCTCAGAGATTTGCAGTTGGAACAATGCATATTAGAAAAACTCATTTCGATTTAGAGCATGAAGTGTTAACTTTTGGTCCCCGCATGGCTCATGATGACACTATAGATGCATTAGCCTACGCCTGTAAATTTGCTTCACCCCCTACGAATTTGTCTCTCGCAAAGAATGGTGTTTATTCTAAATATAGACCGCAACCTAAAAATTGGGTTGTTGCATAAGGAGATAAAATGAGTTTAAAACTAATTGCACTTAAGTTAGCAGAACAACAAGCTGATGAGCTTGGTAAAAAAGCAGTTGAGTGGGTTCAGTCTGATGAATTTCAAGAGGACCTTGCAAGTAAAATTAATAAGAAGATTGACATACCTTTTGTATCTGAAGATAAAGAGCAGATATTCTTTGAAAAGTGTGTTGACCTAGTTGCTGATATCATTGAAGGATTATTTAAGGATAAATAATTTTGACTCAAAAAGATAAAGCAAACAGAGTTAAGAATTTATTTAACTCTTTAAATAATCAGCATCGTGTAGATTGG